CCTAATTACACGCGGCCTAGGGTTGTAGAACAGGGAGGCTTATATGGGACTTCGAGGACCACGACCGACACCAACATCCGTACTTACGCTGCGCAACAGTTCGCTGTTGCCGCAACGCGTTGGCGAACCAACCGGCAGCGAGGGCCCTGCCCTGCTGCTCCCGTTCGTGGCGAGCGACGAGCGGGCCCGCTGGTTCTTCGACAAGCTGATCGAGGACCTACGACGCCTGGGCGTGTACGCCGCTGAGGACTTTGCGGCACACAACCGCTGGGCCGCGCTTATGGCGGAGATGGAGCGGGCTGACGCGGAGGTACGCCGCGATGGCTTGGTCATTGAAACGGCCCAAGGCAAGTGGCAGAATCCGATGAAGAAGGTGCGTGACGACGCCTGGGCTGAGGCGTCGAGGATCGGCAAAGAGTTTGGGCTGACTCCTGCCAGCAGGGTGGGTCTCGTGTCGTCGAGAAAGCAGAAGGGGGATGCCTCGGGCATCGAGCAGCTCCTCAAGACAAAGACAGCCTAAGCCACGCCTAGGACCCGTCGCGGGTTTCAGTGCATCGGCCACCGCCCGAAAGGGCGACTGGTTTGACGCGGCCGAGTTTGAACGCCTGAACGCCTTCTTTGGCCACCTGCGTCACGGGAAGGGTGTGTGGGCTGGACAAACCTTCAAGTTACTTGAATGGCAGAGCGACCTGCTGGGTGCCCTGCTTTGCTGGAAGCGGCCCGATGGCACGCGCCGATTCCGCAGTGCGTACATCGAGATCCCACGCAAGAACGGCAAGAGCACGCTGTTGGCTGCCATCGGGCTCTACATGCTGCTGTGTGACCGTGAGCCCGGCGCTGAGGTGTACTGCTGTGCCAGTGCCCGCGACCAGGCGGCCATAGTCGGCGACACATGCAGGCAGATGGTGCAGAGCAACCCGTCGCTCGCCCAGCAGGTGGACGTGTTCCGCAACGTGATCACGTTCGGCAGTTCCAAACTGGAAGTGCTCTCGAGCGACGCGGGCACCAAGCACGGCAAGAATGCAAGCTGCGTGATCTTCGACGAGGTGCACACCTTCGCGGACCGCGACCTGTACGACGCGATGGTCACGAGCATGGGTGCCCGGCAGCAGCCGCTGCAAGTAAGCATCACGACTGCGGGCCACGACCGAAACAGCCTTTGCTGGGAACTGCACGACTACGCAGAGAAGGTCAGGGACGGGATCATTGACGACCACGCGTTCATGCCGGTCGTGTTCAGTGCTCCCAAGGACGCCGACTGGAAGAGCCCGAAGGTGTGGCGGGCCGCCAACCCCTCGCTGGGCGTGACCGTGACGGAGGAGTTCCTGCGTGCCGAGTGCGACAAGGCCAAGGAGCTGCCGACGTACGAGACCACCTTCCGCCAGCTTTACCTGTGCCAGTGGACCGAGGCCAAGACGGTTTGGATCAGCAGCGACGCGTGGAAGGCGTGCGCCTCGAGTGCTGCGGACCCGGACAGCCTGGCTGGCCGCGAGTGCTGGGGTGGGCTGGACCTGAGCACAACCACGGATTTGTCTTCGCTGGCGCTGGTGTTCCCCATGGCGGACGGATCGGTGGACGTGCTGTCGTGGTCGTGGTGTCCGGAGGAGGGCATCCGCCGCCGCAGCCGCAGCGACCGGGCCCCGTACGACGTGTGGGCCAGCCGCGGCGACCTGATCGCTACGCCGGGCTCGGTGGTCGATTACGACTTTATCGCCGAGAAGATCCGGCAGGTGCACGGCCGCTACTCGGTGCGAAATATCGGCTACGACCCGTGGAACGCGACGCAACTGGCCAGCGGGCTGCACGGCGAGGGCGTGCCGATGATCGAGGTGCGTCAGGGGTTCCGCACCCTGAGCGAGCCGTGCAAACGCCTCGAGGCGTTGGTCGTGGGCCGCAAGATCCGGCACCCTGACAACCAGCTGCTGAACTGGGCCATAAGCAACACGATCACGGACAGCGATCCGGCCGGAAACCTCAAGCCATCCAAGTCGAGCAGCACGGAGCGGATTGACCCCGTGGCTGCTCTCGTTACCGCCCTTGCGACCTGGCTGCACCAGGGCGATCAGGGCGGCCCAAGCGTCTACGAAGAAAGGGCCATCACATGGGTCTGAAGGACATCGTGCTCCGATACCTCGGGGCTCCCCCGCCGCGTGCCGACTTTGAGGAGACCGTGCCTATCGGGCAGCCGGTGTCGGGCTCGGTTCAGTCGTACATCCAAACCTACTCGTACACCGGCGAGGTGATCACGCCGACGCGGGCCCTGGAGGCCCCGAGCGTCTTCAGCTGCGTGCGTCTGATCGCGGGGTCGATCGCCAGGCTGGAGTGGCAGGTGCTGCGGGAGAATCAGGACGGCAAGGTCGCCGAGCCCAACCACCCGCTCTACGGGCTGCTGAACTACGAGCCCGGCGAGGACTACACCGCGGTCGCGTTCAAGGAGGCCCTGCTAACCAACGCGCTGCTGGCTGGCAACGGCTACGCGTACATCCAGCGAGATACGGCCGGGCGTGCCGTGGCCCTGGAACTGCTGCGGCCGGATTACGTGAGCATCTACCGGGACGCACAGAATCAGCCCTACTACCAGGTCTTCAGCGGCAAGTACGAGGGCCGCGACCCCGAAAAGCAGGCCCGCCGCCTGCGGGCTTACGACGTGTTCCACCTGAGCGGTCCCACCATGGAGGGTGTGCTCGGCGTGCCGCCGATCCACCTCATGCGTGACATCATCGGGCTGGAGCTGGAGGTGCAGCGATACGTCACCACGTTCTACGCCAACAACGCGGTGCCAGCGGGCACCCTGCAGATGCCGGGCCGCCTGAGCCCCGAGGCGTCGAAGCGGCTGCGTGAGGCGTGGCAGGCGGCCCACGGCGGCGCCAGCCGGGCGGGCCGGGTGGCGGTGCTCGAGGACGGCCTGAAGTACGACCCGATCAGCCCCAACTTCAAGGACGCCGACCTGATCGAGATGCGGAAGTATTGCCGCCAGCAGATCGCCGCGGCGTTCGGGGTCCCCAGCCACAAGGTCGGCGACACCGACGCGACGAGCTGGAACAGCGCCGAGCAGGCCGACGCGGAGTTCGTCAAGCACACCCTGAGCAGCTGGGCCACCCGCCTCGAGCAGGAGGCGAGCCGGAAACTGATCCCCCGCGGCGAGCCATTCTGCACCCGCGTTTCGTTCGATTCGCTCCTGCGGGCCGATATGTCGACCCGGTTCGCGGCCTACGCCACCGCGGTCACCAACGGCATCCTGACGGTGAACGAGGTACGCGGCCTCGAGGGCCGACCGGCGGTCGAGGGCGGCGACCAGATCCGGGTGCCCATGAACACCGAAGCACCGGGGCGTCCTGCAGGGCCTAGCGCGCCCGCTGAGCCGTCCCCGGCCGAGGAGCCGTCTGTAGACCTTGAGCCGGAGGAAATCGATCTTGAGCCATCGAGCGCGCCGCAGGAGGCCGAGGAGGCCGAGGAGGCCGATAGCCGGGCCGCGAAAGCCCAGGTCGCTGTTGCCGCCGTTCGGCCAGCGGTCGAGGCCGCCTACCAGCGGCACCTGAACCGCGTGGGCGAGTACCTGCTCCGGCAACGCACCCAGCAGAAGCTGGACAAGTGGGCACCACCCATCGAGTGCCTGGACGCCGAGCTGCGGGACACCGTGGCCGGGCTGGGCCGCCTGCTGGGCGACGAGGCCAAGGCCACCGCGGTGCTGGATGCGGAACTGGTCCGACACGCCCGCAGCATGCGGAGCCGTGTCGGCGACATCAAGAACCTGGGCGAGGACCTGGACGGGATGCGATCGCTGCCGGGTTCGGCAGCCGCCGCTCTTCTCGACCTGATCCGCGTGACCGTACTGAATGAACCCCTACTGGAGATCACCGATGCACAACCCTGAACGACGTGAAAAGGGCACCCTTTCCGGTGCCGGAAACTTGCGGGTCACTGGCTACGCGGCCACGTGGGACACCTATGACATGGGCACCTTCGAGGAACGCCTTGACCCCGCCGCGTTCAACCGGGCCCTGGAGCAGGCCGACGAGATCGCCCTGCTGTGGAACCACGACACCGGCAAGCCCCTGGCCCGCGTCCGAGCGGGCAACCTGCGCCTGTGGTCGGACGCCACCGGGCTGGGCTTCGAGGCCACCCTGCCTGACACGCAGACAGGCCGCGAGGCGTACGAGCTGGTCAAGAGCGGCGTGGTGACCCAGTGCAGCTTTGGGTTTCAGGTCCGCGACGAGGCGTACGAGAAGGGTGCCACCAAGCCCCTGCGGATCATCCGCGACGCCGACCTACTCGAGATCAGCCTGGTCACGTTCCCCGCAAACGAGGGCACCAGCGTCGAGGCCCGCGAGAAGCAGCCCGAGCAGGCCCCCAGGCGCATGCTGCGGATGTTTCCCCCGGCGTGACGTATGGTCTTGAATCGGTTTTTGGAAGTGCTCTAATGAGCACAGACAACTGAATCACTCCCGCCCCCAGCGAGCAACCGCCTAGTGCGATTTGACTGACGGGCGAGGCAGGTCTCCGTGCAGCCCGTGTGGCGCACTGATCCGCAAGCGGATGTCCAACGACGACGAATATCCGCCGGGTCAGTGCGCCATTTTGCTGCGCAGTCCCGGCGCTAACCCCGGAGACTGCGATGGCAACCACAACCTTGGATCGAGGCAGCAAGGAATACCGCAGCCTGTTCCAGACTTACCTGCGGCGCGGTGCAAACGCCCTGAGCGAGGCCGAGACCCGAGCCCTGACCCTGGCGGGTACGGGCCTTGGCAGCGGCGTCGCCCCGACGGGCTGGAATGACTACATCGACAACGCGATCGCCCAGGACGCGATCCTCAGCCGCGTCCGGATCGTGCAGAGTGCCGAGCGGTTCACCGCACCCATCTACGTCGGTGCGGAAACCCTGAACAACACCAGCGTGGTCGCTCGTATCGACGTGACCGCTGGCGGGTCGGGATTCACGTCTGCCCCCACGGTGGTGTTCACCGGCGGCGGCGGTTCAAGCGCCGCGGCCACGGCCACCATTTCCGGCGGCGCAGTGGTCTCGATTGCCATGACCAACCTAGGAAGTGGCTACACGTCTGCTCCCACCATTTCGTTCACCGGCGGTGCGGGCTCAGGTGCAACGGCCACCGCAGTGCTTGGCACCGAGGGCCTGCGAACCGAGAGCTACACCAGCGGCACGCAGTTCGCCCTGCCGCAGCAGGGATCGGGCGGCAGCACCACCTACACCTTTGGACTCAAGAAGGTGCATTCGTGGTGCCGCGTCAGCAACGAGCTGCTCGAGGACTCGGCGTCGGCAGCCAGCGTCGAGGCGTTCCTGATGCAGGAACTGTGCGACAGCCTCAAGACCGAGATCAACCGTCAGATCCTGATTGGCAAC